TTGCTTTTAATTAGGGTATAAGCTAACTACTTCTACATTTTCTTTTGTATCGTTCCAATCTTTACAAATTGCTGTAAATTCAGGTTTATCTTTATATTCAACATAAGCCACTTGACTTGCATCTACATGAAAACATTGAACTACATTTGCTAACTTCATTTCACGAATAAAGCCATATCCAAATGTTTTTCTATCTTTTGCTATTCTTTTTGAAAATTCATACCAATCATACTCAGTATTAAATTCTTTCGTTAATTTATTTTGCAAGTTAGTGTTTTTGGTTTCTATTTCTCCATAACTAACATAACCTGCAAAACTATTTACAACACTTTTTAAAGTGCTGCTTTCTTTGGCTAATTTAGCTAATCTAAGTGGAAAAAGGTTGTCATGACCTCTCATAACAACCTTAACCCCTTTTTTGCTTGTAGTGCGTTTTACTTCAGTAAAGGATGGCAATTGTAGCACATCGTTTTTTACTTCAATAAAATTTCCTACGCTATTTTTTGTTTTCTTTTGCATCGGTTTGAACCTCAACTACTTTTTTAACTTCAACTTTTTCTAACAACTTAACTAATTTAGGATAAGTTAAGCTTAGTTTACCTACTAAATCTGCATCAACTTTTCTTGTGTCGATAGTACCATAACCATTAACATTAACGATTTGGTCTTTGTATTGCTCTTTATACTTCCACATAATACTAATCGTTTGTTGCTGCTACTAATTCTGCTGCAATTGCTACTGCTGTTGTAGCTGTTACACCACTTAATTCAGTAATAATTCTACAAAATTCGCTTTGCTCTGCCATTAAAGAAATTGATGTAAGGTTAGCGTCTGTTTTTGCTCTACCTGTTCCCGCTTCTCCTGTTTGATAACGTGCAAATGATTCTTGTGCTCCTATTGCGTCATATCCAACGAATAAAAATTTATCGTCGTATGTTCTTGCAACTAAATACATTTCACATTTTTTTCTAATTTTTTCAATTTGAAAAAGTTGGTCTGCACTTGGATTTGGAACTGCAAAGTTTACTACTACTTCGTTTTGATTTTCAAACGCTTGTGTAATTTCACACTCCCCACGCTTGAACTCAATTTTACCAAAGCCATCGCCTGCGGTTTCAAACACTATATTTGTAATTGCGTGGCTTGTTGGGCTTGCCACTATTGTTGCCACGTCTTCAACGGGAATAACGTATAATTCTTTGACTCCTGCCGTTTGTGCGCAATTTAAATTTGCGCCTTTTGCTAATGCTAATGATGCTGCCATTTTATTTATATTTTAAAAGGGGGTTTTTAAACCCCCGTTAATTAATTTTTTTTATCTAAACAATACAATGTCTGCTCCGTTTGTGTAATTCACATCAAAAGCAAAGTCTAATCTATAACGAACTTTGTAATCGTTAGTAGTTAAACGCATATCAACAATATTAACATTGTTCCATTCTGCATTTAAAGCAGTACCAAAATGCAAGTTACCAATATTTGCAGCAACAATTGTATTTGCTTTAATGTAAGGGATAATTGCAAGTTTTTGCCCTAAGAAATCTAATTCTTTCGTTCCAATATAGTAAGAACCTGCACCATTTGCAGCAGCTGCTTGTGCTAAACTATAAGCACGCTCTAATGATTTGTTACCATATATATAGAAATCTGGGTCGTCTTGAACCGCAACAGGTAATGAATTGTAGATAGTAGTTAATACTTCTAATGCGTTTGATTGATTTACATAGTTAATATTACCACTTGAAAAAGTACCCGTAAAAGAAGTTGTTGCTAATGGAATACTGAAAGTAGTTAAATTAATAACAGTAATTACATAAGACTTTCCACTTTGTCCACTCCAATCAGTACCACTTGAACCTGCCATTGAAGTTAAAGTAACCGTGTCGCCTGTTTTTAAGTTTGCAGTAGATGCAACTTCACAAACTGCTGCTGCTGCTTTTGTAACAGACACTAAAGCAACTTTTGTAGATGCTAATTTGTTTGTATCAGAGCCTGCTTCTAATAAAGGAATTAAACCTGTAACTGCGGCAGATGCGCCAACCGTAATTCCGCTAACTGCTGAGCCTGTTGCTGAACCATTCCAAATTGAATAATCAATAAAGCCACTCAATCTTTTTGCATAGTGTTCAATTAAAGATTCTTCAATTGTTGCAGCAGGTTGAAAGTCGCCAGCACGTCCTCTTGGTTGTTGTGAAGCAAACCATGTAGAGTTTAATGTATTGTAATCCATTTCTTGATTAACCATTAATGCTTTAGGGTCTAAATACTTTTCATCTAAAGTAATTGAGCCTGCATCTGTAAAAGATGCAACACTATCAGCGATTGTGATTGCACTTGCAAATGTTGGAATAACCATTCTTTTATCAATGTTGTCGTGTACGGTTACTAAGCCGTTTTCAATCGTACGTCCTCTAAGAACTGATTGTGCAATTACGCCCTCTAAGGCTTCTCCTGCGTAAGTGTTTGTTGTAATTGTGGGTGCTGCCATTTTTATTTATTTTTAATGTTTTGGAAATGTTCTAATCTTCTTTTCCAATAAGGTGCGTTAGCATCATTACTTGGCGTTGTTTCTTTTTTTACATTGTCTGGATTTAAAGCGTTTTTAATTACTTCCGTAACTTTTGCCTCAATTCTTTCTTCAATGCTTACTTCGGTAACTTCAACAACTTCTTCTACTTCGGTAGTTTCTGTTACTTCTGCTACTTCTTCAACAACTTTCGCTGCTTCCAACTCATCAACTTTATTTTTGAAAGTTGCTAAGTCATTTTTTAACTGCTCATTTTCAGTTTTTAAATTTTGGATAGTAGTTTCAGCATCTTGTTTTTTTTGCTTTCCCTCCCACCAATTTTCAATTACATCTAAGAAGCCTTTTTTTTCTGTTTCTTGCATAATATTTGAATTTTGATTAATAATATTTTTAGGTGCTAATAAGCCTTTATTTGTAAAATCTTCTGATTTGTAGTTGTTTATTTTATTAGTAACCCATTCATTACCAACAAAACCATATTCTTTGGCTTCGTTAAATGATAACCACTCTCCATGACCGCCATTGCGTTCCATTAAGTCGTTCACTACATTAACATCAACTCCTAAATTCACATATGATTCAATGATTACTTCTTTCCATTTAGAAAGAGATGATTTAGTTTTGTCTAAATCGTTTTCATTTCCGTAATATTCAGCCATTGGCTTATGGATAAGGTATAAGCCAAATTTATCCATGTAAATATTTTCTTTTTTTGCTGATGCTGCAATAACGGTCGAACTACTTGCATTGTACCCTCGTAAATAAATATTTACTTGTGCCACGTTTTGTCTAAGTTCTGTGTTTAATGCTAATGCGTGAGTAAGTGAACCGCCTAAACTTTCTAATGTTACATTAATAACATCTACTTTTAGGCTTGAAATGCTTTTAATTTGTTTAACTTTTTCAATTGCATTTTCTTTTTCATCTTCTACAATGTACCCAATATCTCCAAATATCTCAATATTTGCTACATTATCAATAGTTTCAATTTTAAATACTTGTGCCATATAGCACAAAAGTAAATAGCACTATTTATAAAAATAATAAATTAATTGCATAGCGTCATTATATGACTTGTACTTTTGCCATACTTTTTAGCAAGTTTATCATATATTTTCATTAATGGTAAACCACTTGATAATTGATTTCTAAAATCTTGCTTTATTACGCCTTTAATCGTTTCTTTAGTTAATCCACCTTGATTAGCTATTTCTAAGCATTTATTAATAAGTTCTTGCTGCTTCGACATTGTTTACTTTGTTTTGGGTTTTTCTTAAATCGGATTCAACTAAAATAACTCTGTTTTCTTGACTTGTAATTGATTCTGCTAACGCTCCTACGCCTTGCCTTACTTGTGAAGACATTGAACCACTCGCAACGGGTGCAATAAATCCACCATCTGCAAAAAGTTTAGGTATTTTCATTGTGTTTACTGCTTGCATAAAATCAGTTCCATAATGTTGTACAGCTTTTTTGTTTTGGATAAACTCTCCACCCTCTGCTTCAAAACCTCCACGCCCTTGAACGGTAAAAGGAACGCCACCTTTTGAATGTGGTGCGCCTTGAATAAGTCCACCATCTTCAAATTTTTGAGATTCAATTTGAGCCATATTAGCACGATAAACGCCTGTTAAAATACCACTTGTTAAAGTGCCGATTACTAAGTTTGCAGGAAATCCAAATTGCATTGCTTGTGCTACTGCGTTAATTAAACCTGTAAAATAATTGATTGTTGCGCTTGCTTTTTGTAGTTTCTTTTGCTTTTCAAATCCCTCTTTACGTACTTTTGTTTTTTCTGCTTCGGCTTGTTGTTCACTAATTGTACCTGCTTTTAAAGATGCGTCAATTCTTGCTACTCTTTCATCCGTTTGTTGCGCTATTCTTTGATTTGCATTTGCTAAAATAGTTTGGATAGC